CTTGATTATGTGTGGTACTATTTGATTTTAATCCAAAATGGATATCTGTAAAGGCAGCAATTTTTTTAAACATAAGTCCTAGTAGTGTAGCAAAAAATTAAAGTGAAGTCAATCCTCAGCGGGTGTTTCGACTGAAGTGTCAATTTCTCGTTTCATAGCATTTGAATATTCGTGGTTGACCATTCTAGTGTTGCTAGGGTTCATACCATTCATTTCGAGGATGTCATCTCTGATGTTTTGCATTTTCTTTTCGATATTGATGACACGCACGAACGAGTTAGTAACCGCGGCGGTAAAATATGCGAAAGGATTATCACTTTTTGATTCATCGAATTGTAGTCCAATTTGTGTAAGTTGAAGAATTGCCTGACCTTTCATTTCTTCATTGTAAGTGTATCCGCGAACGTTGCCCCTGGTAGCATACCGCTCACACAGTTTAATATACATACGAGCCAAGGTGTTGGTGATCTGTCCGTGCTCTTTGCTGAACTTGCCAGTTTTTACACCACCCGTCCAGTGACTTTTGCCTACACATTCCAAGTTGTCGTTGTCGTCAAACTTCCAATGTTGGAACGCTGGAAAGTTTACCTTGGCCTTGGCATCAGCCGCACTTTTGACACTCTTTTTTCTTCCTGGTTCATCTGGAATATGCTCGTAGGTCATGATTCTAAAAACTACATCTGTTTTCTCGATCTTTTTATAATCGACTTCAAACTCTGCAAGTTTGACCTTTGGGTCAACGGCCTTGGCTGCTTCGAAAGCCTGCTGGGCCAGCCGCTTTGCTCGAACACGTTTGGCCTCTGCCACTGTGCGTATGTTGATTTTTTCAATACTTGGCAAGATCAAATCGTATTGGTGGTATTCTTGTTTGGTAAAACTTGAATACGAATTTTTACTTTTGTGTATTTCTGCCAATAAATCTTTGTTGTTTAAGTAGTTAACTTTTTTCATTTTTATTGTGGAACTCCTCTATGCTATAATAAACTCAGCAGATAATAAAGTCAATAAATATATGTAACGGAGATAGCCAAACATGACACAGGGTATTAATAAATTTTTAGAAGGCGCTGATAATTTTGGCACCAGTATTGGGGGCAGTTTTGGCGGCGCCATCAAATCAGGAGTAGGACTTGTACAAGGAGTACGGCAGTTGTTTGGTGCTCCTGGTAGTAATACAGTGTCTCCAGGTGCAGAAGGTGACGGAGTCTATGGTTCACGTCAAGCCAACTTTGTACAAAGCAACAGTACAGACTGGCGAGTTAGATTAAGTATGCCCCCAATAGATGCTTGGAAATCGCCGCCTAAAAATGCAATCTTTGGATTTCAAAATCCTATTTTAACTCCGATCGTAAACACCAACGGGTTTATTTTTCCCTATACACCTTCGGTTACCCTAACACATTCTGCAAGTTATTCTTCGATGGATCCTATACATAATAATTATCCGTTTTCTGCCTATGAAAACAGTAAACTGGACAAAATTACTATTGTAGGGGATTTTTACTGTGAAACTTCTTTTGATGCGGCATACTGGATTGCCGGTGTACATTTTTTTAGAACTATGACTAAAATGTTTTCTGGTGAAGGTCCAAACGCCGGATCGCCTCCACCCATCATCAAGTTAAACGGATACGGTGATTATGTGTTTAAAAATGTACCTGTGGCAGTTACACAGTTTTCAGTAGAACTGCCTAAAGATGTTGATTATATTCCTAGCGGTTTTTTAGCACCTAGTGAAATAGACGCCAGTGCAAAAGGTACTGGCTATGTGCCTGTAAAAAGTGTTTTTACGGTGACGTTGTTGCCTATGTACAGTAGAGAATCCGTTAGAAAGTTTAATCTAAATGATTTTGCCACAGGAAAATTAATCAATGGAAAAGGATTTATCTAATGTCTGTACAATACCCTAACACTAGTCCATGGGCTAGGACTAATCTAAGTTCAGGTTTATTGGGATATTTTAATATCAGATCTGTAGCCGCACAGGATGATGATATTCTTTATGTGATTGAACCACAGTTTAATTACAGACCGGATCTATTGGCCAATTATCTCTACGGTACTCCAAAGTTATGGTGGGTATTTGCACAACGCAACATGGACGAAATTAGAGATCCTATTTTTGATTTTAGATCAGGTGTAGAAATATTTCTTCCTAAAAAAAGCGGATTGTTTAAATTGTTAGGGTTATAATCAATGACCACAGCACAACAGCGAATGGGCGCCGAGAACTATGAAAAGATGCGTCAGTGGATTAAAAATAAAGAAAGCGGCGGCAACTATGCCAGCCTTCAAAGTACTCCATTATTTGAGAAAGGTAAAAAAGTTGCTGATAATGTTGACTCGGGCTATAGGGGCGCTTATCAAATGGGCGCCAGTTACGCAAAAGAAGCAGGGTTAATTAAAAGTGATAGTGGCCCTACTGGGTTTGAGACATTTGGAAAGACACAACTAGAACGAGCCGCGGGACATAAAGCCTTCATGGAGAATAATTCCAACTGGAAAGATCCGCCAGGCAGTCTACAAAACTTTTTAACAGGCGACAAGGCCAAAGAAATACAAGATCAAGCATTTGATAGAGTTACTCAAAAGAACTATCAAGCATTGGTTGCTAACAAAGTAATAAAACCAGAAATGCCCCCTGATGAAGTAGCAGGACATCTCATGGGAGCCCACGCCGCAGGCGTAAAAGGGTACACAGATTTCGTCAATGTTGATCCAAATAGAACAGACGGCGCGGGCACACGAGTGTCTACTTATTATAATGGAGCCGCCGCCGCAGTCAGCGGAAAAGCACCACCGCCACCAGGTAATAAAACTGAACAAAAAGGTAAACCCGCAGACGATAAAACTGCAAAGAATCCAGGAGCAACAACCGGCAGCAACAGATCGTTAGAAGCAACTAGAATCGGCAATGAAGTAACCATTGGCACCGTTGCTAAAAAGAAACCACCGATACCCCTCCCATTTACTAATGTGTTGTCAGCATTTTCCAGTTACAATGCTGTTATAACACTAAGTTGTATTACTTCTGCCATGCATAGTGATCCTAAGGCATCTTATAAAAACGGGAACCTTGGAGTAATAGTTTTACGTAGTTCAGGTGCCGGAGATCTAGCAGGTCAGACGGCAATAACAACAAAAGAAAACCCAACAGGAAAATATGACTTTGGTATCAATAATCTTGAAATAAGTTCGCTGATAACGTTTAATCAGGCCACACAAGCATCCAACGGCCATGATATAACCTTTGATGTCTACGAACCTTATAGTATGGGATTATTCATGCAAGCGTGTCAGAATGCTGCCGATGCGCAAGGGTGGCCCACGTCCACTGGTTATATGACGGCAGTATTTTTGTTAACTATTGAATTCATAGGCTACGACTCTGACGGAAAATCTACAACAATACCAAATACTACTCGTAATATTCCGTTCACTTTTAGAGATATTGCGATGACAACAACGGCCGGAGGATCTGTTTATAAAGTACAAGCCCAGCCTTCTAATTTTGCCGCATTTTTAAATAATTTTAACCTATTCGAACATGACATTGCCGTTGAAGGATCGACAGTTCAAGAAGCACTACAATCTGGTGAGCGTAGTTTGCAAACTATTGTTAATAAAAGACTTCAAGAATATGCATCCAAATATACAACAGCACCAACAGCCTTTGACGAAGTAGTAATCATATTTCCTAAAATAAATGAATTACAAACTGTTGATCAAAGAGGCAATGCCCTAGGTATACCGATCGATCCAACAGACGGCACTATTACTACTAGATTTGCAAATAATGCAATAAATACTGAAACCGGCGAATCATATTTTCGCGGAGCACTAGCATTACCGAATACTGGAGTTGCCAAAGCAGATCCAAATGCGCCGCCGGTAACATCCACAGTAAGCAGAAAAACTTCTGCAGCCAATTTAATACAAGAAAGTGATGATTTAAATCAGATTGGTAAAAGTATTTTACAATTTGATAATAGTTTGACTGGCGAAAGTGGGAGTAACGATCAAGATGACATTCAAGTAGATCCAGCAAATCCTATATCTAGAAATAAAGTTACCTATGATAAAAACAAACGACAGTTTCAGTACAGTCAGGGCACCAGTATCGTCAATGCTATTTCTAGTATACTACTACACAGCAAATATTGTAGAGCAGGCTTGGACGCACAAAAAGCAGACCCAAAAGGAATGATACCTTGGTTTAGGATAGAATCAGAAGTTCATTATCAACCGCCTAAAGACGGCAATCTTGGAGATAATAACTTACCTAAATTATTAGTTTTCAAAGTTGTTCCTTATCTAGTACACAGTGAAAAAAATACAGCGAACGGGGCAGAACCCGCCGGTCTTGCTGAATTGGCAACAGAAGTTGCCAAAGAATATGACTACCTTTACACAGGAAAAAACACAGAAGTTTTAGGTTTTAATATAGAATTCAAACAAGCAATGTTTAACGCCATGGCCAAAGGTGCTGATAATAACAAAAATCTCACCGACAACGGTAGACTAGGTGCTACTCCTGATTCTGATACAAGCAGAATTGCTAGTGATAATAGTTCTGGTTCTAGTAGTTACCATGGTGAAAGAGGTCATGGAAGGCCGCAAAATAATCCTCCAACACCTCCAAGTAACACCAACGGTGGTCTAAACTTCGCAGATCAACGAACAATAGTTGCCCAGGCTTTTCAACGAGCATTAAATGATGCCGCAACAGACCTAGTAATGATTCCTAATTTCACAATAATGGGCGATCCCTATTTTCTTGCCGACAGTGGATTAGGGAATTTTAGTAGTACTGGAACAGGGTCGTTCAACGTCACTAAAGATTTAACCATGGATTATCAAAGCGGCGAAGTAGATATAGCAATCGTCTTTAGAACACCAATAGATTATAATAGTTCTACAGGACTAATGGACTTTGGAGACACATCGATAGTTAGGCACTTTAGCGGACTTTATAAAGTCAACGAAGTCAAACATCGATTCAACAGCGGCAAATTTACTCAAGAATTGTCATTAATGCGTCGACGTAATCAAACTGCTGAAGCCCTTAATAAACCAGCACCAGTATCTACTACTAACAATCCTGCACCAGTTACACTAGTGCGCAGTACAGATACCAACGACGCTGTAGCATTTTCAGGAGCCGCCCAAGCAACCGCTATCGATTCGCGCCCTGCAATTGAGGCTCGCGATTTGCCCGCCAACACGCCTAATCAGAGAGTAGCAGCCTTTAATCGATCAGATCTAGCCAACGATGATGGAGGCTCTGGATCAGCAACTGCTAATCCAACCTCACCGACATCATTTGGAAAGTCGTTTGTTGAACGTCTTGGAATAATAAAAAATAGAATAGTATCTACGTTGACTAAACCTAAAGACTCTAACGAAAATCAAGATATAAACGAATGAATATGCATACATTTTTAAACATCAAGGATTACTATGGGCGTACCTGAAAGATCATCCGAAAAACAACACAAATTTAGTGGAGGTCCTTATCTTGCAAGAGTTGTAAGCAATGTGGATCCCAAGTACATGGGAACACTACATGTACAATTATTACGTGAAGTGGGTAACAGTTATAATCGTCAAGGTCAAACGATACCTGTGAAATATCTAAGTCCTTTCTACGGGGTTACAAATGCAGACAGCACTGATAAAAATAATAATTTTAACGGAACACAAAAAAGTTACGGGTTTTGGGCAGTGCCTCCAGACGTAGGCTGTACAGTACTGTGTGTGTTTGTTGAAGGCGACATTAAGCAAGGATTTTGGATAGGTTGTGTGCAAGATGAATTCATGAACTTCATGGTTCCAGGATTAGCCGCAACAGAAATACACAATGATCCTGGCGGCAAAGGTAAGAAAGTAGTTGCAGAGTGGAATAAAAAAACAAATGACACTGTGCAAACAGACACAACACTAATTAAAAAACCAGTACATCCTTTTAACTCAGTGTTGGGACAACAAGGGTTAGCCACAGACGAAACAAGAGGACTTACTACCTCTAGTGCTCGCAGAGACATGCCCAGCATGGTGTTTGGTATTAGTACGCCCGGACCAGTTGATAGACGTAGCGGTGCAAAAACAGGATCCATCGGCCATTACGAAAGCAAAGTATCGGGCGCATTTGTAAGCAGATTAGGTGGTTCTACGTTTGTCATGGATGATGGTGATCCAACATTGTTGCGTAAAACTCCAGCCAGTGAAGGTCCTCCAGAATATGTCAACGTTGAACTGTCAAAAGACGGAGATCCAACATTACCTCACAATGAGTTAGTAAGGATTCGTACTAGAACAGGCCATCAAATTCTACTGCACAACACCGAGGATTTAATCTACATTGGCAATGCCAAAGGCACCACATGGATAGAATTGACCAGCAATGGTAAATTAGATATCTATGCCGCAGACAGTGTCAGTATACATACAAAAAATGACTTAAACATCACTGCTGATAGAGATATCAATATGAGTGCTGGTGGCAAAGTTAACATTTTATCTGGAGACAACATGCATTTAGATAGCGGTGCAGCCATGGAAATTGTCAGTGGAGCAGACACACTGATTACAACCAGCGGAGCAACAAATATCAACAGCGGAGGAAACCATTTAGAAACAGCCGCACAGATTCATATGAACGGTCCTGCAGCCGCAACAGCCGGCGCAGGCAATAAGCCAGGCAGAGTACCACAAGCAGAACCCTGGAGTGGTCACGAAAATTTAAATCCTAAAGGACACACCCCTGATGCAAAACCCACAGATGGCAAGTTATCATCAACACCTGATACATTTAGGAAAATTGGAAAATAAATACTGTTATGAATATCGAAAAAAATCTTGTTTCTAGAATTAGTGTTCCGTCTGCTAGAAAAACCAGTATTGTATCTAGCCGTACCTACAGGGGAATCAGTACAGTTGCAGATTCTGGCACGTTTCCTTTGTATGATATTTCATTGATAAAACAAGATATTACCAATCACTTTCACATTCGAAAAGGCGAAAAATTAGAAAATCCAGATTTTGGAACAATTATCTGGGATGTTTTATTTGAACCATTGACCGACGAAGTAAGAGATTTAATTATAGAAGATGTAACGTCTATCATTAACTACGATCCCCGTGTTCGAGTAGTAGATATCACAGTAAGTGAGTATGAAAGCGGCCTACAAATAGAATGCGATCTAACTTATCTGCCCTATAACATATCAGAAAGTCTACGTTTTAGATTCGACGAAGCCAACAGTATTCTATAAATTAACTACCCACATTTTCTTACACGATAAATAACATGTGAGGGACATATATGGGTAGCATAGATAGACAAAATCGATTAATTGCCGCGGAAGACTGGACAAAAATCTACCAGAGTTTCCGTAATGCAGACTTTCAAAGTTACGACTTTGACAACTTGCGCCGTACGATGATTGCGTACCTGCGTGAAAATTATCCGGAAGATTTTAACGATTACATTGAGTCCAGTGAGTACTTGGCCCTTATTGATCTTATTGCATTCTTAGGTCAAAACCTAGCATTCAGATTCGATTTAAATGCTCGTGATAACTTCCTTGAACTAGCAGAACGCAGAGAAAGCGTTCTACGTCTAGCACGTCTGCTATCCTACAACCCCAAAAGAAATATTCCTGCCAACGGTCTATTAAAGTTCTCTGCTTTAAGTACCACTGAAGAAATTATCGACAGCAACGGTAGAAACTTATCTGGACAAACAGTGCTGTGGAATGATCCCAGTAATGCCAATTGGTATGAACAATTTATTAAGATTATTAATTCGTCGATGAACGAGATAATACAATTTGGCCGTCCTCAGGATAAAAAAGTTATTGGTGGCGTAGCAACAGAACAATATAGGATTAACGGATTAAACACAGAAATACCTGTATACAGTTTTACTAAAAACATCGATGGCCGCACCATGGACTTTGATGTTGTTTCTACAGTGTTTAAAGATTCAGATTCAATATACGAAGAAGCACCGCTTCCAGGAAATAACCTAGCATTTTTATATAGAGATGATGGCGGTGGCCCAGCAAGTAGTAACACTGGATTCTTTTTACACTTCCGTCAAGGCACACTAGAAGAAGGAAACTTTGTAGTAGATCGTCCTACACCCAACGAAGTTGTAGATTTAGATTCATCGGGTATTAATAACACTGACATTTGGTTGTACGGTACTAATACACTAGGCGTAGAGTCGGTATTATGGACACAGGTAGAATCAATTGTTGGAAATAACATCATTTATAACTCTACACAAAGAAATTCTAGAAAACTTTATAGTGTACAAACTAGGTCTAATGACCGTGTTAGATTAGCATTTGCCGATGGTGTGTTTGGAGATCTTCCACAAGGATCATTTAAAGCATATTATCGCATCAGCAACGGTCTAGCATATAAGATTTCTCCAGGTAATATAAAAAGTGTTACCATAGATATCCCTTACTTGAATCGTAATGGTAAGGCAGAAACTCTATCAATTGTGTTATCATTAAAATACACAGTTACCAATGCCAGTTCGCAAGAGTCAACTGATTCTATTAAACAAAATGCTCCAGGCACGTACTATACTCAAAATAGAATGATAACAGGAGAGGATTATAATATCCTACCACTGAGCGTCAGCCAGGAAATTTTAAAAGTAAAATCTGTCAATAGATCAAGTTCAGGAATCAGTCGATACTTTGATTTAAAAGATGTAACTGGAAAATATAGCAGTACAAATCTATTTGGAACAGATGGAATTATTTACAAAGAAAATTTTACAGAAACATTTAATTTTAGTTTTGCAACAAAAAGCGAAATTGAAAGTGTTGTGGTAAATCAAATTATACCTGTGCTTAAAAAGAAAACAGTTTATGATTTTTATTTAGATAATTTCTCAAGTATTAACTTGGGCGTTCCGTTCATTGCATGGAACCGTATCACTAAAGCCACAAATTTATCAACGGGATTTTTCTCAAACAATACCACAGGGGAATCTAGGACAGTCGGTGCATTCACGAGTTCGAATCTTCGTTATGCAGTAAACGACAGTTTGTTAAAGTTTGTTCCGCCTCCAGGATTTAGAGCGTTTGATTCTAAAAATAATTTCATTGCAAATAGTGCGCCCGTAGT